TCTCAGCGCCTCATTCCGGGGCGATTGCGACGCCCCTTCCCTTTCGTTCATTTCCAAATCCACCATCCATTTTTGCCGTTTTTCGTGAATGACATCGCTTGCATCGACTTCGCAAATTCACTTTATCATGTGTTCCACCATCGGCCAGGGCGACCAGGTGATCAACTTCAGTCGCTGGCTGGCCGCAATCAATGCAGAATGGATTCTCTTGCAAATGTCTGTCACGTATCTTTCGCCATTCCGCATCATATCCACGTCGAGCTGCCGATGGTCGATGATCATCATATCGCCGATGATGCCCCTGGAGCTTTTTTTTGCATTCCGGGCAATATCGCTTACTCCTTACTAAATTGACGCAATTCTCGCCAGCACAGATTCTCGCCGCTCTAGGCATCATTCACCTGGGGCTCATCATCATTCGGCAATATCACTCCATTAGCCTCAGCGAAAAAAATCCAGGTCTCTTTCTGTCCGAGGGTAATCAAATTGGCATATTGATTTCGCAATTCGTCAAATTGCTTTTGTAGATCTTTTAAGTCTTGAGATTTCAAAACCATACTCAACTGTTGCAATTCATGATTCAATTTAATCCAATCATCATTGATCTTCTTGGTAATTTCGCCTACCCGGTCCATTGTAATTTTTCGTCTGACCAATAGATTACCTCACAAAATAAAAGCTCTGAAAAAAGCCTTTACACGCCTCGGATGATGTTTAAGCCAATTAGCTTTTAAGATATTCCATCTCTTCTTTAATGTTACCAATTTTCTTTTTCTCCCAATCGATTTGATTTTTGATCTCTTGGGGAATGGCCATTCCATACATAGCGGCCTGTTCTTCTAGGCTGTTAAGATTCTCCGTGTGTTGTCGCAATTGGAGCTTCAATGACCGAATTCGGTTATCTATGGTTTCTCGTCTTAGTTCGGCCGTTTCCTGCTTTATCCGTTCCGAATATCGGCCCTCCGGCATCTTCTCTAAAATCAAAAGCAACATTCGATCTACGCGATCAATGTTGCTCGTTAAATAGTCGGATAGCTCCCGCAATACATCATCAATTGGTGGCTGCGCTTCCAACTTATCAATTGCTTTATCAGACCGTGAGGCAATCCATGACTGCACATCAGTAAGCGTCTTAATATTATTGATGGCCTGCTCGAGCGTTTCAATAGTTTGCTCAAGTGTGACCACCAATTGATAAAGCTGACGCAGGTATTCAAGGATCTGGGCCGATTCGTTACCCACATATCACGTGCCGTTATTTGTCGCCATATAATAGATGGCCATTCATCATGATCTTCTGCCCCAGCGTGCCGATCAATGTTAGCCAGGCGAAGTCAATCGTCCCGGCACTGAGCCAATCGACCAGACCGGCATCGGCAATGACTGGATAAGTAGCAATGTCAGAAGGAAGAATAAAATGAATGACAATAACAAATCCACTATAACCGAAAATATAAGGCAGAAAGATGCCAGTCACCCAGGCCCCGAGCTTGGCCCAATCAAATGACCCGGTTCGTAATGCAGCAGCAATTGCCAGAAAGACATCGAGTACAATCAGGCCGGCTAAGATCTGAAATTGCGCTGTTTGTGCTATAGACCGAATGAGCGATAAAAGAAAATCCATTCCATTCTCCTCTTTTTGGAAATAAAAAAGGCCCCACTCATTTGAGTGGAGCCCCGGAATTTTTTCATCTCTGGCAGGCTATTGTCTAATTGGTTCGCTGGGTGATGGTCCCCGAATCCAACGCAGCCGGCCTTTTTCGATTACCAAAACTATCTCAGCAAAGCCGAGCTGGCAGCCCATAGCCACTTTTTCCGCAATTTGTCGGACAGTCTTCTCAGACAAACTATAATCCTCCTCGGGAGGAGGCGAGGATATTCCTGACATAATGTGATTCTAGCACAATTGTTCCCATAGGTCAATGGACCATACGAACTCGCTAAATTCCCCAATTCGCCACCGGACTCGCCGAATGATGGGCTGCCGAAATATCCGCCCTGGCCAAGTCCAAATACCGCTTTACCATCATCATATCGCTGTGACCGAGGATTTTTTGCAATGTATAAGGATCTCCACCATTCCGCAAGTAGTTAATCGCAAAGGTATGTCTGAATCGGTGTGGATTCGCATTCTTCACACCAGCCTTTTCGGCTAATCGTTGCAAAAATACCTGGATGGCTCTGGGACCCAATGGCAGACCGATCTGATTACAAAACACTGGGTCATCATCCCGAGTCTGCCGGCCAGCTAAATACGTCCAAATCATCTTCCCGGTCCGGGCCGATATCGGCACATATCGACTCTTTTTCCCCTTGCCCTGCCGAATCTCCAATTCCCGATTTCTGAGATCAACGTCGGAAACGATCAAATTACATAACTCGCTCACCCTAATCCCGGTATCCAATAGCGTTAAAATGATCACTTTATTTCGTAGAGCATTAGGATTGGCATGAGTCGACGGCTCTCGCTGGAAATGTCGCTGATATGGCCTGGACCGCCCAACGCCCGCCAATAGCAATTTTACATCCTGTTTAGAGAGAGGGCTAATTGCTGGATTTTCCGGCTTTGGCCAGGTCAGAGCCCGCACAATGTGCCGTTCGACAAGCTCCTCCTCCACCAGCCAAGTCCAAAGCGCTGACAATCCAATATAATAATTTAGCTTTGTTTTCTTACTAACTCCGTTCAGACTTCGGCTAAAAGCCTCGATATCGGTTTTTTCGATTTTTCCCACATCCATATCCCCAATAAATTTCAAGAACCGTTCAAAAGTCCGCCGATAATCTTTCAGTGTGTGGGGACTCAACTCCTCAGCCTCGGCGTGCAATCGATACCCCTCGATGGCTTTGGACAACAAAATCATCTGTGCGCTCCTTTTCCAGACCATACGAACATCGGCCTAGACGTAGTATTGATAATAATTTGTCTCAGTATTGATAATTATGGGAAGCGTTTTTTTTGAGGGATACTGCCATTCGCAGGGTCGGCAGGGGAGCCGACCTTGCGAACAATGGTGTTGAAGGATAGAAAGGTGAGTGGGCGCTACTGGACTCGAACCAGTGACCTCACGGATGTGAACTATCCGACCGCCGGCGCTCACCACAGTTCGCAGGGAAAGCCCATCCCCGCTTACTATCCGAACGCTAGTCAATTGAGCCTTAGCACCCGAGTTACTTTTTTTATTTTATCCACTCAGATTAGATAACGCAAATTATCAATACTGACTCCCTCAAAAAAGAGCGTTAACCCCTCCCCCCAACAAAATCAACCATCCGTACACCCGCCCCCCGTTTACCCTGTTTACCTTGTTTACCTTGTTTACTCTGTTTACCTGTTTACTTACTTTTTTTTCTTCTACTCTACGCTTCTACTCGAAAAATATAGAGGGGGGGCCTCCAAAAATCGACCTTCTACGGCTCATTTTCGGCCGTAGAAGAGTAGAACGTAGAAAAATCCTAATCCCTGCATTCCCATCGAATATGCCATGGACCACTGATATTCTCGATCACCAAAAAATAATCACCGGTTTCGATAGCTTCCAGAGATTCGCCGGTAAGATCACCTTCCTGCATATCATTAACAAGAGTTTCTCCGCGCAATTTTGGATAGATTTGGACCAATCGTACAATCATAGATGCATAACCGCCATCACCCGGTTGAGTCTCCCATATGAAAACAGATTTCCGGCAATCCGATAACCGATAATTTTGAGTCACGGCCGGCGTATCCCCTGAAATGTCCATTCCCTCGGCTATGGGGGCCGTATTATCGTGGCACTCTACTCTCACTTGCCAGGATTCGTCAGTATTTTCACTCGTAAAGTAATATTCTCCGCCAAGTAAGGGCTGCAATACTTGACCAACCATTTGGGGAGCCTCCACCATATCATTGACCAGGCCCATTTCAGTGCCCTCGGCCACATTATTCAATCTAAGAATAAGCGAGGCATAACCACCAGCTCCACTCTGCACGCTATAATTAAAGATAGCCTTCTGGCAAACCGGCAGCATGAAATTATCAGAAACATCCTCTCCCGCAGTACTATATTCTAGCAAAACAACCGGCTCCTGGTAGATAGGCTCCGGCATTGGAGTCGGACTCGCCGGCGGCTCTGTCGGAACCGGCGTTTCCGTTGGCGCCGGCGGCTCCGTGGCCTCTGGCGGTGGAATCGTCGCCTCGATCACCACCGTCGACGTCGGCAACTCAATCACTATCTCCTCAAACTTCCGATCACTAACCGATGACCACACCACCCCACAAATTCCACACATCACACAGGCCGCTATTATTCCCAGGGTTCCCAAAAGAAGCTTTTGAACTCCAGTCAGATTTTTCACTTACATCTTCCTTACCCCACCCCATTTATCGAAGAAATTTTAGACCTCATCGTATAATATAGCACAAACATCCATTTTCATGAGGATCTATCTTGACCAAGCTCGAGCGTCTACGTTGCATCGCCGACGACCCCCGGGCCGCCGCGCACTACCTTTACAAACACAGACACGAGCTGCCGCAATGCTATCGCCCCATTCTCGATAGCCCAATCGATCTACACGACCTTACTTCGATTTATTACTATCATCCATTACTTCCGTCAACCGCCGCAGGATCTGAAACCTTTCCTCAGAACTGAACGTTCGCATTGCCTGCTCGATAGAATCCACCGATGGCCGCCGCCGGCCCGAGCTATCGCGCCGCGTCTCCTGCTCCATCAGCCGCCATCGAGCGTAATCATACACCTGCTGCAGCTCCAAATTATCCAATTTTTGCAACACCTCCATCACATCCTCAGCATCCAGCCGGTCCACCGCCGCCGGCATTGCATATCCCGCCCGACGCTCATTTATCGCCGCCGCTACCTGCTCCCCCCTCTGGGGGACTGGGGGGGGCAATAATTCAGCCATCACAAACAACTCAACCGGATCCCGCTCCAACGGCTCCGCAATCGCTGCACAAAAATCAAACGTCGGATTCCGCCGGTGCGCCATCACCTCCGTGACAGAGGTGTGGGAAATATTAGCCCGCCGGCTCAATTCTCGCTGCGACCATCCCCGTTCGGTTAATTCACTGGCAAGCCAGGAAATCAATTTGTCATTCATTTATGCCATTGTACTCTCTTATTTGGAATTTTAAGGTTACAATTTGGATTTTAGTATTGACAAGGTACTACTATATGTGATATTATGGTGACACTTCTAAATTCCAGATCGGAATTTATAAATGCCAGGAGGACTCAATGGCCGTAGCCAAATTAGCAATTTCTTTACCCAAAGATATCGCCAGTCTGCTGGATAACCAAGCCGCAACCTGGGAAATGAGCCGTTCCGGCACTATTGCCCGTATCATCCAGGAATGGCAGGCCACCCGCCGCTCCCATCTCCACCTCGTCGACACCACCGACCGCTTTCCTCCCCTCCTCGATGACAACGGCATCGAACCGGAGGCCGCCTGATGGATACCTTCCAAACCGGCCCTCGATCATCATCATTCCACCAAAAGCGAGCCGAGATCCTGGAGCGCCTCCAACAGCTCAACCAGATGGATGCCCAGGAGCTCCATTTCGTCAAACTCGGCCGCCTTGATCTCACCGACCACCGTTTCCGCCACGCCGAGCGCACCATCGAAACCCTTTACCTCTACCAGCAAGCCGACCAACTACCCGGGAGCGAGCAATGAACATTGTCGAAGAAGTTGTCTTTTCCCGGGTCCTCCTGCGGAATGTTTTGCTCGTTCAAGACAATGATTACGACCGCTTCATCCTCATTATGAACCTACTCGGCTACAAAAGAATTGAACTGGCCGATTTCGCCAGAGTGAACCCCCAGGACATTTCTGAGACTATCAGAAAGTGCAAAATGAACGCCCGCCGAAAATTCAGACCATATGCCAGGGAGTTATCATGAACCTCATCACCGCCCTAAAACGTCTCCTAACAACCAACAAACCAACCATCCAACCACCAACCGGTAAACTCGAACTCATCCAGCATACCGGTCCCACCCGAATGATCTCATCCCTTCACATCACCTACCCACATCAATACTCACTCCAATCCACCGTCATCTTCGCCACCGATCATATGCCGCCGGTAAAAATAGACAGCTATCAAATATTCCTGAACTAACCACATCCGTGTCGGACCTGCCCTCGGCATCGGGCCGCCCGGCATATTATTTTCCTCCTTGGACCCCCCTCCCGCCCTGGGCAAGCGGGAGAGGCGGGAGGGGAACAGACAAGGCCAAAATGAACGCACAAACAAACCAACCAACTATCCAACCAACCAACCATCCAACTATCCAACTATCCAACCAACCAATCATCCACCTATCCACCCAACTAACCGCCCTCATCACCACCCCCGACACCGCCCTCTGGACATCCTGGAACAACGCCTACCACGGTTGGCTCCAGGCCAAGCGCAGGCTCAGCGACGCCGGCAACACCGTTCGCACCTACCAGACCGCCTATCGCCAATTCTACCAATGGGCCAACACCGCCCCCTGGGACATCACCCCCGATCACGCCGCCGCCTGGGCCGATTATCTCAGCGCCCACGGCCGGGCCAACGGCCGGGGGGGGCTCAAACCTAGCACCATCAATCTCAAACTCGCCGCCCTGGCCAGCTTTTACGATCACATTCTCAAACATACCGACCTCTGGCCCGCCGACCGCCGCAACCCCTTCCACACCGTCGAGCGCACCAAGATCACTCCCTATGGCCACGCCGCCTACCCCACTCACAGCCAGGCCCGCCAGCTCCTGCAAACCTGCAATCGCCGCTATCTCACCGGCCGGCGAGACTACGCCCTCATTCTCGCCTACCTCACCACCGGCCACCGGGCCAGCGAGATCCTCAACCTCACCTGGGGGCAACTTCAGGCCGACCGGCCCCGCATCCGGGCCAAAGGCAATAAAACCATTCGCAGCGCCTTCGGCCTCCAGACCCGCCAGGCCATTCTTGATTATATCAAAGCCGATGGCCGTTTGTCTTGCATCCGAGAGGATGATTACATCTTCATTCCCATCGATCCCACCCGGGCCCAGCGCCTCCGCACCGAAAAGCCCCTGCCGGGAGCCTACGTCGTCTACCACCTGGCCGACCCCACCCACACCCGCGACTTCGACACCTACGCCGAAGCCGCCCTCTACCACGACCTCCTCCTCGACTATGAGCAACCCACCCTGCTCAAACGCAACCGCCCCCTTACCAACGCCCAGGTCAACCGCAGTCTCAAAAAATACGCCGCCCGGGCTGGCATCGATCCCAAAAAAGCCCACCTCCACGGCCTCCGCCACGCCTTCGGCCGCCATATGGCCGACACCATGCGCACCGCCACTGGCGCCGTCGATTACGAACTTCTCCAAAAACAACTCGGCCATACCGGCATCGCTACCACTCAGATCTACGCCGAAACCATCCTCGACGGCGGCAACCCCTACCTCGCCAACATCGAAGCCGATTTAATTAGCAAATGATCATCCCCCCTCCCAAAGGGAGGGGATTAGGGGGAGGGCCAATCCCCCACCACCAAAGGAGCGCACAATGTCAAACCAATATCATCGACTCGGCATCCTCCACAAAATCGATCCCCGCTTCGACCTCGATGTCGAAGTCCGCAAAGCCATTCTCGACTTCCAGACCCGGTCCCACACCCGCGGCCATATCCCGGAGGAAGTTCACTTCCACTCCACCGAGCTGCCGGCCGAATCCTGCATCCAGGGCCTTATCGTCAAATACAATCCCGACGTCCGGCCCGGTTACCTCCGGGTCTGCACCAAACTCCTCACCCCCCTGGAAGAACTGGCCGCCGAGGTCGCCGGCCCCGTCCACGTTTTGTCGACATAACACCAAATTCCCCCTCCCTTTGGGAGGGGGCCAGGGGGAGGGAGAGATCCCCCAGTATCGATAATGACCATTATCGATACAGTATCACCTTAAAAAATGGGGGTTTTCGGGCCGCCGGGGAAAATGGCCGCCCACTGTATCATAACACAAAAAATGGAGCCTGTGACATATGAAACCAATCGATCCCACCCTAATTTTCAATCTGCCCAACCTGGCCTACTGGGGCCTATTTTCCCTCCTCATCTTCATCGAAACCAGCCAGATCGCCACCGGCTGGCCCGAAAGGGCCCGCTGGAGCCTGGGCTATCTCAGCCTCTTTGGTTCCAGCCTGCTGATGGTCACCCTGGCCGGCTGGAACTTCTATACCTGGCTCTTGTTACTGATCGCCGTGCTGCTCGTTCGCCTCAGCCGGCCCGAGCAGCTCCTGTCCATCTGGAACCACCCCAGCCGCGAAAGCTACCGCTGGACCGCCCAATACTTCACCGCCTTCATCATCTGCATCCCTATCATCATCTACCTCCATCTCGACCTCATCACCTGGATCTGCATCTTCTTTGCCCTGGGCCTGGCCGGCGCCATCAAAGTGGGTTACGCCGCCGCCGTCAACTCCCATCTCGCCGCCGAGCTCCGGCAGGCAAAGCTTCACAAAGAGGAACACTAATGCCCTTTCAAGAAGACATCGACTGGAAATATCTCGACCGGATCATCGCCCTCGCCGACGACATTTTTCTTATCGCCGACGCCATCATCGAGATCACCGACGATCCCGACGTCATCATCCAGGCCCGCAATATCCAGGCCGCCGGCCTCCAAATCGAAAAACGCAGCCGGGCCTATCGCCCCCGGCTCAAAGAACTTAAACAAAACCCTTCCCCCCCCAGCGGAAGGGGATCGCGAAGCACCCCGGAGCGGAGCGAAGTGGGTTGAGGGGAGAAATCTCCAATGAAAAAAATGCCGAATTATCGCCTTCTCCCCGACAAATATCGTTATGTAGGCCGCCCTGGTAGATTTTGCGGGTTATATGGCCGTCAATGTTTTGGAGTGATGAATATTCGGACTGGAAAACGTGTTTGGGGAACAGGACCCGGACCACGTTCGGCCTTGGTGTGGTTTCCAGAATATGGATTATGCAATGTACCCACACGAACATTGAGGAAAATCAAATGAATACCATCAACAACCTAGAAAACTTCATCCTGGCCCTGGCCACCAAAATCGGCCTCTGGATCACCCCCCTGGTGCCCGCTTATTTCGTGCACCGGGCCATGATCAAGAATCTCGACACCCCCATCATCTGGGCTTGGATTGGCGCCGCCGCCCTCGAAATCGTGGGCCTCGGTGCCACCAAAAATTTATTGCGGGCCTATACCTGGAACCAGGAGCGGCGCAAAAGCGACCCCGCCGCCCCCATCACCTGGAACATCGTCGCCGCCTCCATCTACTACCTCACCGCCTTCCTCCTGGTCCTCCTCATCGAATTCATCCCCTCCACCGTCCGCTTCGCCCCTGCCGCCTTCGTCATCCTCTCCGGCACCGCCGCCCTCGTTATTGCCTTGTCAGCCGATCACACCCGCCGTCAGAACCTCGTCAGCGAACGGTCAGCCATCAGGTCAACCAAACGTCAACCAACCTCCCCCCGGGGGGGCGAAACCGGTCAACAACCCGATATTGACCGTCTCCAGGCCGGCCGCAAACGTCAGCAGCACCTCGCCGAGCAGCGTCTCGCCGACTTCCTCGCTGACAATCCAAACGCCACCCACGCCCAGGCCGCCGACCACGTCGGTCGCTCCCGCCCCTGGGTCACCGGCAAAATAAATCACTGGCAACAAACCGGCCGCCTCGCCAAAAACGGCGCCGGCATAGAAATCACCTCCTCCCCATTAGGGGGGACCAAGAGGGGACGAGATCCCCAATGAATTGTCCAAACTGTCACGGTCCCACCACCGTCCAAACATCATACGATAACAAACACGGTCGTTATCGCACTCGAACCTGTTCCGCTTGCGATACTCGATTCGCCACCCTCTCCATCAAAGGCGGCCCGGAGCAATTCCAAAATATCATAAATGACCAGCCCAAACAGGATCCGGAGCCAGAGATCACTCCGCTCCAACTTCCGCCGTTCACACCTGCCCAACGCCTGCTAGAGCTATATGAATATCTCAAATTAAAAGCCATCTGGGCCAAAGCCGACCGCCTTGTCCGGCAAGATCACATCCTGCTCAAACCAACCACCGGCTATAGTCTGGAACCGGTAAAATCATTCTTTGCAGAATAAGGAGAAAATATGGCCAAAATATCAGATATGCCCGGCCGCTTCGACGGCTCCTATACCCGCCTCTTCGGCGACGAAAGGCGTGGCCATCTCATCAGCCAGATCCACGCCGCCGCCATTCGAGCCGGCACCGAACTCCAAAAATATATCGAACAGCTTATCCCCCCCCACATCATCAACACCATCGATGCCATCGTCGCCGGCCAATTAAAACACGCCCAAAAAGAAATCGTCATCTTTCCCCAAAAACCACGCGCCGGCGAAACCCCCGCCATCATCTCCGACTTCGCCATCTTCATCCACCCCAAGCGCCATTTTATGGTCGTCGAACTCAAAGACGGCGACACCTTCGACACCCAGAAATCACCGGCCATCAAAATCAACCTCCAGAGCATCACCGATTATCTGGTCCGGAGGGTCGGCTATAGTGGCCACTTCTACGTCTGCGCCTTCAATGCTCTTGACCCCCAGGATATCGTCGCCGGCTTCAAAAATCATTTCGACCACTCCCAGGTCCTCACCGGACCGGAGCTTTGCCGCCATCTCGGTATCAGCTACCAACAGGTGCTCCAGCTCAAGCTCGCCGACCAAGAGCAAAACCGCCGCTACTTCGACGAAATGACCGCCCTGATCCGGGCCGATGCCGACGCCCAGGCCTATGCCAACAAAGCCGAAGAACTCAAAACCGGCCAACTTAGCTTACAATGGTGACCCCAATGACCGATCAAATAACCATCATCCAGTTCAACTATGACACCCTCGACGCCGAAACCCGCATCGTGGTGCAGCAGCGCACCGGCGAAATCAAGGCGTTGATGAAACGCACCGCCCAGGACATCATCGAGATTGGAGAGAAACTGATCGACGTGAAGGCCCGGCTGCCCCACGGCGAATTTGGTAGTTGGTTGGAAGCGGAATTTGAGTGGACATCAGAAACAGCAAGGCGATTTATGAATGTGGCCGACAAATTCAAAAACAACAAATTGTTGAATTTGGAAATAGCCCCATCTGCCCTCTATCTCCTCGCCGCCCCCTCCACCCCCGACGAAGCCAGGCAAGCCGCGATCGATCGGGCCGAGGCCGGCGAGCGCATCACCCACGCCACCGCCAAAGAAATCGTCTCCGAGCAATACACCCCCATCTGGCAGCTCGAGCGGGCCATCCGTGAACGCTTCGACCGGTCCAGCCTCCGCAAAGAAGACGTCGTCAAACGCCTGGAGGAGGTCAAAAACAAAACCTCCGCCGGCCAGGTCCTCCTGGACTCATTGATGACCGATACAAACATATCCGGCCCTCGCCGCAAGGGGGATGTCAGGCAGGCCTGCAACAATCTAATCGAGCAACTAAAACGAGAGCTGGCCCCAAAGATTAAGCATTATCATTGTAAATATTGGAAATGCACCAGCTCCGAACGTGCCTTTCCCGTTTCATCCGACACAATGACTTGCGAAGTTTGCGGAGCCAAGCACGTCATCGGTTTTTCCGGCTTGATATTAGCTCCAGACGAAGAAAAGCGCCTCGATCAGGAGCGTCAACAGTCTAATGGCGTCTCAGAGGTAATGTGGAATGAAGATGGTACTGTGGCTACTGTCGAAGTCACTAATGGTGATGTAGCGGGCGGCTTATCAAAACTGATGGACGCAGAATCCCCGGAAACCGAGCGATTCTACAACTACAAGCGCGACGCCAAAACCAGCCGAGAGCAAAATATCTATGTCCCCCAGGGTTATGACGCCTGCCAAACCCCGGCCCACGCCCTCGATCCACTCGTGCCCTACCTAGAAACTGATTCCGTCATCTGGGAGCCGGCCCAGGGCGAAGGCAACCTGGTCGAGGGTCTCTATGACTCCGGCTTTTCAGTCATCGGCTCCGATATCCTGACTGACCAGAACTTTTTTGAATGGGAGCCGGAAACCCCCTGGGACTATCTGATCACCAATCCCCCCTTCAGCATCAAATACAAATGGCTCGAGCGTTGCTACGAACTCGGCAAACCATTTGCCCTTCTCCTTCCGGTCGAAACCCTGGGGGCCTCAACTGCCATCAAGCTCTTCAAAGAGCACGAACTAGAACTCATCCTCATCGACAAACGAGTCAACTTCAAAATGCCCAATAAAGGCTGGAATGGTGGTGGCGCCCAATTTCCCGTCGCCTGGTTCACCTGGCAACTAAACCTTGGTCATCAACTAATCTACGAGGAGGCAACCTGGTAATGTCCAATCATCCAACCAACCAACCATCCAACCACCCTCTCTACCAACTCACCATCTACGCCGCCGCCCTCGATCTCGTCCAAAAAATAGACCAATGGCTCACCGCCGGCTACCACCTCCGCACCACCACCGGCCGCCTCATAACCACCCTCGACCAGGCCATCAACGCCATCCAATACAACTATCTCGATCACACCTGCCTACCCTGGAGCCGCGATCAATGACCCAATTCACCATCTGGGAAAAAACCCTTACCCAACTCGAATCCACCCTCCCCCGTGAGGCATTCACCACCTATCTGGCCGGCAGCCGCCAGGTCTCCCTCATCGATGGCACGCTCACCGTCGCCGTCTCCACCCCTACCATCAAAGCGTGGCTAGAACATCGCCTCGCCCCCACCATCACCCGCGCCCTCACCCACGCCGCCGCCCCCCTCGATCCACCCCAGATCAAATACATCGTCGGTGAATCTCCTCCCCCCCAGCGGCGACCGAAGGAAGGATTAAGGGGGGGAGAGTCCTCACCCATCCGCCCCGACGGCCACCGCGATTCCTATACTGCCTACGAGATCCTCACCACCGACTGGCCCGAGCCCATCTGGGCCATTCCCGGCCTGCTGCCCGCCGGCCTGGCCGGCCTTACCGCCCTGCCCAAAATTGGTAAATCCTATCTGGCCCTCCAGCTCGCCCACGCCATCTCCACCGGTGGCCACTTCCTGGACCATCCCGTCCAGGCTGGCAAATTTCTCTATTTCGCCCTCGAAGATCGGGTTCAGCGTCTCCGATCTCGGATGGATCAGCAGCAATGGGCTGCTGATCAGCAGCAAAAACTCAATAACTTCATCACCTATGACCAATTCCGCAGCGTCTACGGCAAACTCGACGACGGCGGCGCCGAGATCCTCCGTCAAAAAATCCTCTACCACAAATACACCCTCGTCGTCATCGACACCTTCTCTTGGGCCTTCCCCGGCGATCAGGACCGTGTCGACCAGATGTACGCCGCCCTGGGGCCCGTCAAACAAGTCGCTCTCAATAACAACTGCTGCGTCCTGGTTATCGACCACCACAACAAGCGCGCCTCCTCTGGCCAGGAACTCATCCTCGATTGGCTCGGCTCCATCGGCAAAGCCGCCATCACCGACACCCTCTGGGGCCTCTATCGCGAACAGGGCAAAGCCGGCGCCCATCTCTTGATGACCGGCAAAGATATCGAAGAACAAACCCATCATATCATCTTCGACAAACAAACCGGCCTCTGGAGGCCCGATGCCTCCGCCGGCTTCCAGATCAACGACCACCACCAGGAAATCCTTGACATCCTCGTCGATCTCAATCGTGCCAGAGTCGGCGAAATCGCCAACGCCATCGAGCAAAACCGGGGCAACGCCCATAAGCGTTTACAAAAACTCGTCGCCGAAGGCTACATTACCCGCACCTTCGATCAAAACGGCGCCGTCTATTACGAACCATCCCAGGACTACATTCTCAGTTTAGACACAATGTCGGTAAACACGGTAAACACGGTAAACACCGGGAAACAGGTAAACAAAGTAAACACCAACCCCTCCCCCCCTATGGGAGGGACTGAGGGAGGGCAGAACCCATAATGACCACCTCCTCCACCCTCGCCCAAATAGCCGCCGAAATGCGCGCCTACGCCATTGATAACCCGCGTCTACACTCCACCATCAATATCAACCCCTACCGCCGGCGTCTATCCAAAGGCCTCAAAATCGTCCTATATCTGGGGCGCAATCACATCTGGCATCTCAGTCTCTATCGCACCGCCACCCCTCCCAGCCCCACCGAAATCGCCATTTGCCGCAACGTCTTCAACATCCCCAAAGATGCCGACCAAAAAACCGACGACGTCCACGGCTGGCCCATCATCCGCATCACCTGGACCGAACCGGGTCAAATGAAACTTGTACCAAAATGAGTCGTATAATCCCGCCTAGAGCGGGATTATACGAACATTCGTTCGGTGAATAAATTGTTAGGCGGATGATAGAAAAGGAGAAAAAAATGGAACGTTGTCCAAAATGTACTGGTGAAGATGACAATTGCGACCGATGCGACGGCCTGGGGGTTATTGACGTGCCAACTACTATCTATTTACAGATTGACTACGATATCGACGAGATAACCTGGTGCGTTGATAAAATCTATGATAATGATCTTGAGTACACATTAGTTCCGCCTAACAAGCCGTTCGTGCCGACTGACAACGTTGATTTTAGCCGCAGGGTCGTCTTCCCGCCACGGCCCTGGCAGCGGCACAACGGCGGGCGTTAGGCGGATAAAAGAGTAATGATGAAAAGAACACATATAAACCAATGGTTCAAGGGTGGTTGCGTGGAAAATGTCCCAGCCTGGGTGGACGAAAACGACAACGTTTTTTTGGACAGGCATATTGTTGGGCAATTGATGGATTTATGGTTAGATTGGCCAAAAAACAGATGGGCGGTACGTTTTGATGTGATGTATCCGCCTAACAAACATTTGCAGGCCGACCCCGACAGCCGCCGCAAATGAGACGGCTCTGGGCGTGGATGAATCTGTGATAGCCGCACACAGTAGGCGGGCGGCTGAAATGTGGCGTTAGAAGGACTGATTGAGGCTTATGAAACACATCGGAAGTTTTTCCACCGGCTTATCATCGGCAATCACAATTGAACGGATGTTAAACCGTTACGGTAAAAAAAACTGTGAAATTGTCGCAATGGACACGCTTGCAGAACATCCAGACAATTGGCGGTTTGCCGCTGATTGTCAAGCCAGATGGGAAAAAGAGATTGTAATTTTGTGCGATGGCCGCGACCCGTACCAAGTGGCTGAGGACAAACACATTATCCCCAACCAAAAAATAGCTCCCTGTACGTTTGAGTTGAAAATTGAGATATTTAGAAAATATCTACAACAATTTACTAAACCTGTAACCGTCCACATTGGATATGACATCTTTGAGGCCCACCGATGCGAAGCCACCGAAAATAGCTATAAATCTGAGGGGTATGGTATTGATTTTCCGTTACTCTGGAAGCCAATTGAACATAGACCATACTCTCAGGTTGTGCGTGATGATTGGGGCATTGAGCCACCGCACACGTACAGCCTGGGCTTCTCCCACGCTAATTGCCTCAAAAAAGGCTGCGTGAAGATGGGGCAAGGTGATTGGATTAGATTCTATATCAATTTTCCAGATGCCTATTTGGAGCGTGAAACCTGGGAACAACGAATGAGAGAACACCCAACACGGCAGAATTACGCAATATTGCGCGACCAGTCAAACGGAACGGTGAAGCCGTTGACTCTCAAGGAACTCAGAGAACGGTACGAGGGAGACAAAAAACTTCAACCATCGTTTTTTGATGAATTATCACCGGCTTGTATTTATTGCGGCGTGGGTGATTTTTTAACAACGTCACCTTCACGTCCTTCTAACAAGCAAATTGTACCGAATTGCTAATCTTGCCGCGCTAACAACCCGGCCTTTAATCGTGGTAGTGTCGGCCACGTACACACATTATATACCCGCAATCGGCACATTTGCGGGCCGTTAGCTGGACTGAGCGAACCTTAAATTTTGCAAAACTCCTTGACGAATTTGTGTAAAACACTTGACATTGTATAGCAGATGTGCTATACTACAGGCAGTTAAGTAAGTCGTACACAAAAACCAAAGGAGACAAAAATTGAACGCTCAACAACAGATGGTAGAATACGCAAAAAGCAGAATGAACGAGATGGGCCAAAGCACATTAACTCCCGAACAGTGGTGCGGCAAGATGATCTCTGAGGGGATCGTAATTAGTAGAGACCTTGAAGATATGGTTGTAGCCAACGCCAAACGCGAAGGCAAAACCATCATCATCACCGAGACTACCAAAGTCGAAAGGCTGAACGGCACCGAAGAAACCACCGTCGAAGTGATGCGGATCAGCCTCTAATGACTACTCAATTTAATGTCAGGCTCCCGGATGTGGTAATTGATGACATCAACTATCTATCAACCAAATACGGCTCCCAGTCAAAAGCAATTATTGCAGCCGTAACAAATTTAGCAACGGAATTTAAAACCAAAGAAAGGATGATCGGAATGAAGCTCTATTATTGCCCTGCTGGTGGACACCTATGGTATTACGGTGACGATGGCACTCCGTTATTTTACAAAAATCTCGGAGATGCCACCGATGAAGAGGTGGAAACAGCCGAGGAAAAATACTGCGGGTGTAATGATTAGTCCAGCTAACAAACATTTCCAGCCGACCCGTAGACCTGGCCATCGAGATCGACCAACCAGGCCGGGCGGCTGAAATGTGGCGTTATATGGCTCATTTGAGCCAGGAAGGAATTTAAAAATGTATACTAGTAAAGCAGATATGGCATTTAATTTAGGCAGTAATCAAGGGGAACAATGTTGGTGTGGAGATGAGCAGGCCAGTGGGTATGTCCACCAAAAGGTGTGGCATCCTCATTCCTGTGGGTCCGAGCGGTGCAAAGAACTAGAAGCCCAGTATCAAGCCCTTCCCGCTGGCGAAGATTGGGAATGGGAAAAGATTTTTGGAGCGCCTGCCACATAACAAATCAATGCCGACTGACCAACCTTAATCTTAGCCGCAGGGCCGGTTTCCCGCCACGGCCCTGGCAGCGGCACAACGGCGGGCGTTATATGGCTAAAGGATGCCAATGTGAATAAACTATATCAATCTCTTTACCAAGAATTTGGGGAGAACGAAACCCATAAAACTCGTCGTGAAATAACAGCAAAGACTGGAAAGCAACCAAGTTACATAGAGCTGTTGGCGGAGTTGAGCCTGAAACAAGGGTATAAACCACCGCCATATAACAAATCGCTCAACGCCGAATTGCCTACCGCCGCAAATGGCGACGAATCGGAGCCATCGGCGCAATCAATTATCAAACTGTCAACGCTGGCCCGGCAATCGGGTTAGCTCAACCGTTAGGTGCTTTATGACTAAACAAGAGAAATTCGTGATCGAGTATCTAAAAATGAATTATGCCACAGACATTTACGACCAAAATTTCCACGAGGAATTTTACGAGCGTTTTGGTGGCAAGCGCGCCATTTATCATTTTGGTTCGTGCCCCGTTCATAAGGCACAGCGACTGCTGGCTCGGATGTATAAATCTGGTATGCTAAATCGTAGCAGAGTAACATTATCAGGTCACGAGCCGGGGTTTAGAAATTGGGTGTATGTTTACACCCTGCCCCGCACCTAACAAATCATTCAAGTGGAATTACTAAGCCGTTTTTTTACCAACTATCCCGCGCCAGTATAGTGGGTTTACATTAGACGGTACGGTGCTGGTCCGTAATCCGCTTAATTCAAACGTTAGGCGGATACGCCGGAAAGGAAAATTAACAATGGATGCACGCACCGGCCTACCGGTCGATTTAGATGAACTTGAACGACGGTTGGCAGAACAACAATGGCAGGCTTACCAAGCCGGCCTGATTGAACAGAAGCCGCGCTATGTACCCCTGGACGGTGACAAGACGCCGGTCAATACACAGCCGAAGCGCAAACGCCGGCGCGGCAAGGCCCGGCGTAGCTACAAAGATCATTGTCGATAGGAGAGAACCATGGTCAAACCACGTGGTCAAGTCAAGCGCAGCACGACTCCGCAAAAAGCGCATTATGCCCAACTAGGTGAACCGGCAATCACTATCGCCGCCTGGTGCCCAGATGATGAAGCAAAAGAACCGCCAGAGCAGGTTCACCTGGTTCACGTCATTCCAGGTTTGGAAGAATATCCACTGATTCTGCGGTTTAAGTCGCCGGATACGCTAGGCTTCTTGATCGAAGAGTTGACAAAATATCGGCGGGAAGTCTGGCCAGATTGTGAGCCGGTGAAGGGAGAATCCGCCTAACAAACATTCTAACAAGCCAGCCAATCCAGCCGACTGATTGACGCGGCGGTAGCAGATTGGCGGCATTAAAAAAGCCTCCCGGGATGTCGGGAGGCTTACCACAGGCGAACGCACGATCTCCTGTGGCCACCCAATCATAACACAAAAAAAGGAGCGCACCAAATGAAATCAACCAACCAACTCCTCCCCCTCCTCTTCCAACCACCAGCCGCCCGCACCCCAGACGGAATCCCGATACTCATCGTCACCTCCTCCATGGAGGCCACCGTGACCCAACAAACCAAACCCATCAAATGGCTCGACGAACGCCTCTACTGCAAACACGCCCGCCAAGAAGACATCGACGGCGCCGCTACCTGCCTCGAGCGCCAACAAAACGCCCAGGGTGCCATCTACTGCGGCCTCACCGGTCTGGCCCGCTGCCTCCCCTGCGCCTTCGATGAGCCCGAAAACAGCGATCTTTGGCAGCGCATCCGCGCTAGCGTCGCCAAATACCAGGAAGAAGGTTGGACCCCTTCTCCCCGGAGCGAAGCGAAGCGGGCTGAGGAGGGGAGAGACCCCCAATGACCACCATCCACCTACCCAAAGGCACCGCCCCGATCCGCCTCACCGCCACCGACGCCGGCCGCCTCACCATCACCAACGACAACAATATCTGGCTCCAGCTCTCCGACCCAGATCTCCCCGCCCTCCTTCACCAACTCGCCCGCGACCTCAGCCACGGCCCCGGCGTCATCCAATCCCCCCCCCTCTCCCCAGGGAAGAGGGGGCCGGGGGATGAGGGCCAATACCAACAATTCCAAATCAATTCTGATCCCCCACCCAACCACACCCTCACTCTCGCCGACCTCCAGGGTCTCACCCTCGAACAAGCCTACTCTCTCCTCATCGAACGCTTCCGCCACTCCACCGCCGACATCTACGATGCCCTCCTCGATGACTACAAAAAACTCACCGGCCGCCAATATTCCTCCCCCCCTCCGGGGGGGACCGAGGGGGGGCAAATCCCCGCCACTGAATCAACTTCCAACCTCACCACCAACCTCGCCCGCCTCCGCCCCCATCTTGCCGACATCATCAAACCCAATGGCCAGGCCAACAAATCAGAGATCGCCCGTCTCCTCGACCTCCCCGCCGGCGGCTCCGCCTGGTCCTATATCACCCAACTCGCCGCCGCCATCGAACTCGAGCACACCAAAAAAGCAGCCTGAATCAAAAAAGGGCAGGCCCATGCCTGCCCTAAGTTCCCCCTCCCTGTGGGACGACCGAAGGGAGGCTGGGGAGAGGGATCCCCCCTACTCCGCAAGCCGATGCGCCACGAATCGCCACGCCTCTATTTGTCGCAAATTTTCACTCATCAATCGTCGAATGTAGCTCCGCAGCGTCGTCAAATCGGCGCTATCCACCAGTGGTATATTTTCCTCAAGCCACGCAATCTCTGTCGTGGCATCTCCTTGTAATTCCTGCAAATCGACTTTCGCCGCAAACTCCTCGATATGCCGGCCAGTATCAATTAATGCCTGAGCCTCAATCGAATTTGCATCTAACCAATCCTCCGGCGTTTGATATTCTCTAATAGTCGTTTCGACCACAGCCAGGCGAATAAGACCAGAGGCATCTGGGCCATAAATTTGAAATGATAAATAATCGTCCTCTTGATTGACCGCTCTAATTTTAATTGTCATCCTGTAGCCTCATAATCTATAGCTCCGAACCAAATATAATCGTCTGCGCCGGCGCCACGAGATTGATGTAATCGTGCCCACATCTGCCCATATGTTGGCGCAGATGTTGGGGTTTGTTCAAAAATTAATCGATGCGATAGTGCAATTGGGTTATCCCCAACATATACTCTTACAAGTTTTGTAGACTTAAAAACCGCAACCCTCAAGAAAATGGGTCGCAGCGGAGCAATGTCCAGATTTACCCAACTACCAGAATGAGACCCCCCTGCTCCGTCTGCCTCTTCTCCTCTAATCCTCCAAAGTGAACTGGCGCTATCCCACTGTAAATGCGCGCGACCATAGATAGTTGCATCTATGGCTCCCGCATTATTTGCGCAGATGCTGAAATAATAATCAACATCTGCCGAGTAATTATAATAACGGAATAATACTGGCCCTAATATAAAGCTGTGGACATTTTCGGATCCACCTTCTAAATCAAGTAACGATTGTCTATAATATTCCCATGAGGTATTACTATTGCTTCCAACTATCCTCCAAAACGAATAGATGTCATTTGTATTTGTCGCCTTCGGAGCATCATTTTCGGTCCACCCCGATGGAAAGCTACTATCATTATCACGGAAATGTGATGTAATTCCGGAATTATTAATCGTATCAATAAGTGGATAATCATACCATTTTGCTACAACTGTGCGCCCTTGTTGATCTTCTAAATTACCGTCGGCGTCTATAGCAAACGCCACCGCGCCACCGTCGCTCTCCCATAGCTGATAGATCTTCCCTCCGGCTGGCGTCGCTCCTATCCCTCCCTGCCCAAACACCACAAATAGCCGGTAACTGGCAAAATAGAGCACATCCACGTAATTTCCGACCTGCACGTTAACAAATTGACCTCGCCACCGGCACCGCTGCTGATTATGCTGTCCTACCACCGCCTCGATCCAACCATTGTCCGTCGCATACAAATCCTTATCCGCCACAGACATCACCTCACAGCCTGGAATCAGCTCCGGCGGCGTAAATAATCCTACCAGATCCGTCGCCAGCCGCTCGATCTCCCGCATCGTCTCTACACTCAACGCCATCTCAAAACTCCTATCGGCTCCCCTCTCCCCTTGGGAAAGGGGCTGGGGGTGAGGGTAAGGGCTTATCCATTCTCCGCCTCCAGCCGCAGCATCGTCCGCGCCGTAAAATTGCTCAGCAATTCCACCACCACCTTATGGATCCAAAACTTCTTACTGTTCCAATTGATCCCATCCGCCAGGCTCATATAAGTAATCTGGACCCGGTCCAGCAGCTCGACCAGCAGTCCCACCCCACTCCCGATCCTGACCTCCACCGTATAATCCCGATTCTCGAACTTGAAAATTCGCTCGGAGATCGTGTTCATCAACGCATTCGTCGTCGCCACGTAGCCCGACCGCTCCACAATCGGCCCCGGATTCGCATCCGTCGGATATCGGCCCCGCAATTGCAGCCCCCGCGGCGTCACCCCATGCAATATTACCTGCCCGATCTCCTCCCCGTTCCGCCGCTCGAACCGTAACGGTTCCGCCAGCCAATCATTCCCCAGCGTAAATACCGGCGTCGGCAACGCCCCCCCAAACATCGGGTGGGGCCCAAAATGCAATACGCCATTCTTGCTCACGTACAATAAATACCGGTCGATCTCCGCAATCTCCCGCAGCCGCTCCCAAAAATTCCCCTCCTTCACTTCATATTCATCCACCGCGCTGCTGCTCGAAAAATCAAAATCCAGGCTCACAAACCCTTCCGGAGACGTTACCGTCGAAAACGCCCCTCCCCACAATGAATTATCATACAGCGCCGCCTGGTCCGCCCGCATCAAATTGCAATGCCCCCCAAAAATCTCATAAACGATCTTGGCATACGTCATATCAATAATCTGGTGACGATTGGCCGGGCTGGCCTCATCCCTAAAAAATATCCCTTGCACCCGCCCCTTTTTCATAAATTCCTGGGCCGTATACCCGTTCCACGGCGCCACCGACGTCTGAAACGTCTTCTCCCATGGCTCCGGCAGCAAATGCCCCGCAAACCCCGGCCTGGGCAATGCCTCCCATCCCCCGGCGTACAAATCAAACCAGCTCTCTAACTGCTGGTAGAACTCAAGCCTTTCCGCCTCCCCAATCACCGACCCGGAAGTGCGCCACCCCCCATCCTCCACACTTCCCTCAATTCGTGCAATAATATCAACACCCGCCATTCATCATCCCCTCGGCATACACTGAAACAGCTCCCCCTCCCTGAGGGAGGGGGTTAGGGGGAGGGCGAAATCCCCGCCATAAATCATCCCCATCATCGACTTACCTCCACTCCATTCACCCGTCCCATCGTTGCCTCGCTCACATCCTCACTCGTCACTCCCAGATTCGGGCTAAAAAACAACTCCCCGGCCCCCGAGCCCTGCCCCGCCAGAATCAAATCCAGTTCGGCTACCGGATGCCTGGCCGCCTCCCGCAGCGTCACCGGCCCATCATCCACCTTCGACCACGTGGTCCCCCCGGTCCGGCTCCGGTAAATGTCATCGTCACTGAACACCGCCACCAGGTCCGTCGGCTGCAATGGATCTATCAATAATGCCACGCAAAACTTATCGCTCGCCCAGCCGCCGTCATCCAGATCCAAAAATACATACCCCCCATCGTCACTTACTTGTACTTGCGCGTCGCTCCCATCCCGGCCCCGCAAATAAACGATCTCATCCGTCCCCGGCCTGGCCACCGGCATCAGCCCCCGACTTCGGCTGTCGATCTCCGCAAACGACGCCCCCCCAAACGTCACCCGCCTGGCCAGGCTCAACGTCGCCAGCTCGTACACCTCCAAAAACAACGTCCCATCCTCCGCCCCGGTCACGTACAAATTCACCTGGTCCGTCGCCAGCCCCAGGTGTCGCCGGCCGATATCCCCGCCGTCGAATGGCGTCACCGAACCGCCGCTATAAAAATAAACCGTACCCGCCGCCGAGGCCATCAAATATAACGTGGTGCCCAGTCGAAAATAAGAACGGATGTATCCCCCCACCGCGCCCAGGCTGCCGTCCGCCACAAAATCACTCCCATTCCAGATATAGGCGTCATTTTGATTCAACAGATGCATCATGATCGCATCGCTGCCCACGTTGTAAACCAGAATCGGCCGGGCGCTATGAGTGGTGGCCAGCGCCGTCGGCGACGCCCCCCAATCATTTTTATCCGTCCTGTAGATCGTATAAGGGCTGCCCCCATCATGATAGAATAGATAATCATCCGTGTGGCCAATCAAAACACCGCCCGCCGCCAGCCCGGGACTCTGCTCCGCCCAATCCCCGGCCGATCTCACCGCCAGGTCGTCGCCCGAATCCTGAAAAGCCACCATTTTGCTATATCTACCCAGCCAGCCCTGCAAATGATCGATGCTCGGCAAAATAAGCTCGGGAGACGTATTGTAAGCCAGCTCCCACGTATCCACGCCCCACGTCGTGCCGTCCGCCGAGCTATTGATCGACGATGCCCCTCCTCCGGCTTTGGCCGTCGCCACCAGGGTTGTGCCATCCGTCGATAACGACGGATGATAACCGGTATCCGCCAGCGCCTGCGTCCCCACGTTATTCACCAGGATCCGCACCCGGGTCCAGCTCGTTCCCCCGTCCCATCTGGACACCACCACGTAAGATCCGGCCCCCGCCCCCTCGTTATAATGGATCGCATATAACGTCCCCTTGAACCAGCAGATATCAAAAATCCCGTGAGGCGAGCTGCCGCCCGTAAAATAACCCCCGGAAATATCCGTCAATGTCGCCCCATCCCAGCTAAAAACTTTCGTGCTGGTCCTGAAATAGAACGTGTCGAAATCCGGGTTCACCGTGCCAGCTGTGCCGGCATACTCCGTCCCCGTCGTCGTTTCCGTATCAACTAACGTCCAGGCCATCCTACACCTCGCTCCAGTTCACCGCCCCGGCCGTGCTCGCTCTCATCCCCCCCGCCTCTTCCGTCACAAATACCCAGCTCCGCTCCTCGCCAAACCCATTCACCCAGTTCGCAATAGCGAACAGCCGGCCGTCCGGCGCAAACTCGAGCTGCATAAATCTCAAATCATCCACCGCCGGTCCCGGGCTGTCGCCCCCATAATTACTCACGTTCGCCGGACTTTTCTCGACCCAACTATCCCCCCCGCCATTCGATACGAAGATTCCCCCATCGGTCGCAATCCATACCGTTTTATCCCCATCCGCCAACGATTGTGTCGCCGGATCTATTTTCAGATCATTCACCGCCAGGTCATAATCGACCAGGCCGGTATTTTTCGCCGTCCACGACTGTCCCCCGTCGGGTGTATACCATACCCCATCCTCAGCCGCAATAAAATAGCTATTCCCCGGCTCCCGCACCATCTGGATCGCTCTCGCCGGCGAGCTTTTCCTCCCCGTCCCATCCTCCACCACCAGGGTCACCTCAAACTCTCCGGCCGCCGCCCAGCTTACCGTCCCATTATCACTCACGCTCGATGCCGGCGTTCCCCCCTCAAATGTAAATGCATAGCCGGTCACCGATCCATCCGGATCATAACTATCCCTCCCATCAAATGCCACGCTATCCCCCACCAGGCACGGATTCGGGTCCAGTTCCAGCATCGCCACCGGCTCCTTCCCCTCGCTGATCCCCATCTCATTCGGATCCGTACAGCAAAAAAACCGGGGCGTAAACACCGGCCCCAGCTCGCTCTCAAATCGCCACGCCGTCGCAGCCTTTAATTTTTCTACAAACTCACTACTAAACGGAGTCGTCGCCATAAATCACCTTCCCCCCCAGCGAGGAGGATTGCGCAGCATCCCGGAGCAAAGCGAAGGGGCCGAGGGAGGGAGAAGCCCCCTAACTCCCCTCATCAATGATTACCTGCACCACCAACTCCACCCCCGTCACACTCCGGTCCAGCGGGCTCTGGTACCGGCTGATCTTCTTACTCACCACCCCCGCGCTATACACCACATTCGCCCCCGTCGGCACATCCCCCGGCGCATACGCCTGCAGGCTCGTCAACACCCGATTCTCAAAATTGTCCCAATTGAAAGGCTGCCCCGCCAGCGCCGGCGCCTGCATCCTGAAGATCTTATAAGCCCCTACCGCCTCCGTTCCATTCAGAACGCCATCAATAACCGCATCCTTCCACACGTCATTCGCCGGCTGTGGCAGCAATGTTACTCCATTAATCGCAATCGTCGCCATAAACACCTCCCCCCCAGCGGGGGGGATCGAGGGGAGGAGATATCCCCGCCCGCCTCCCTCACCGCTTCAACTGCCGTCTCAGCAACTCCACCGTCAACCGGATCGCCTCATCCGCCGAATCCCCGGTGCTGCTGCTGGCGCTCACCCCATCGATGTAGACATTGGTCATATTGCTCACCGGCCCGCCGGCGCCCACCCCGGCCATCGCCGGCATATCCATTCCCCCGAACTTGCTCGAAAAATCCGGCAACTGATCCACCGCGCTCTTCAACCCCCGGATCCCCATCTCCAGCGGCGTCGGGCTGCCCGGAATCAACCACTCCGGCAAACTCATATCCGTATCCGCAAACGTCTTCTTCAACGATTCCCAGCCCGTCTGTAGATCCCGAATCGGCTGAGTCAATCGCTCGATACCCCAGGCCAGATTATCGAACCAGGTCACTACCAGATCAACGCTTCCCACGATCAAATCCAGCGTGATCCGCAATAACTCGATCCCCGCCTGTACCGAATCCGCATTCTCGTCGACCACCCCCAACGCCACCGCAATCCGCCTGATCGCATCCCCAATTTCAGCCGCCGCCGGCCCTAATTTCGTAGACATCTCCTCAGCAAAATCCTCCAGCACAGGCTGAGCTCGCTCCATGGCTTCCTGCATTCCCGGCAATGCCTCATTGGTCATATCCAAAATGGTATCAGTTATCGGCGTCAAAGCCAACAAGCCTTTATTTTTGATCTGCTGCCAGGCATCTCCCAGCGTTTGCGCTCGATTGGCCGCATCATCCAGGCCGCCGCTGGTGCCTTCCAAAGCCGCTATTGCCTCATCTAGCTCAAATCGACCCTCCCGGATCGCCGCCGCCATATCAGGGCCGGCCCTCGCCCCAAATACTTCCATCGCAATAGCCAGGCCCTCACTTTCATTGGTCGCATTTTTTATTTTATCGATGGTATCGGTCAAACCATCTCTTAAATCGATATTATCCTTGGCAAAATGCCCGGCCGCGATCCGCAGTGAACCAAGTACTAGCTCAGAATTGACCCCCTCCTTTTCCCACTTACCGAACAGCGCAATCGATTCCTCCAGGCTAAATCCCATCTGCCGCAGCGGCGCCCCAAATTGCACTACCTTCTGCGCCAGCGTATCCACCTGGATCCCAAATGCCTGGCTCGCCCCAAAGAGCTGATCCATCAATTGTCCGGAATCCTCTGCCTGGACCCCCCAATCCCCCATCACCCGGGTCACCAGCCGAACATTCTCCACTGCCTCACCGCCGGCCAGCCTGGTCAACTTCAACAGGTCGTCGCTAAATGTCTCCAATCCATCCCCGGTCAATCCCAGCCGGGTATTTGTCTCGGCCACCACCCCCCCCAAGGTCTCGAAATCCTGATCAAAGCCGCCCACGCTGCTCTTGAGATCCTTGGCCACTTTCTCCAGGTCGACCAAGGCCTCCCCGCTGGCCCCCGTTCCCGAAATAATAGCATTAGTCGCCTGCTGGAAATCAACCGACATATCAAAGACTTGCTTGCCGGTCGCCGCCGCCGCCGCGCCCAGTCCCACCACTGCCGCCAGAGGAGCCGCCGCCGCCCCTTTGCCCAAAAGCTCTAATGCTCCGGCCAGTCTATTCTTGCCGGACGCCATATCCTTATCGAACTTATTAAAATCCGCCCGAATCGGAACAAACGCCTCACCTAATTCACTTTTACCGGCCATTCAATGCCTCAAGATCAATATTCTCGGTCATATCCTTGAACTCCCGCCGCCGTTTATCCAGCTCCTCGCCCTGTAACGGCTTCGCCTTCTTCGCGGTTAACAGCCGCGCCAATGGGGGCAATCGCTTCGCTCGCATCAATTTCGCCGTCAGCCAGGCTATCGTCACCTCATCCCGCCGGTGTCGTTCCATTTGCCACAAATATGCCTCGATCGTCAAAAACGTCTCCGCCGGCGTCATCGCCCAAAACTCCGCCGCCGAGATCCCACACCGCAGCGCCTGCACCAGCAATTGCTCAAAATATCCTTGAGCTTGTCGAAAGGACCCGGGCTCATCAACCCGGGTCACAAATTTGGGTCATCACTCCCCCCTTTGGGGGGCTGGGGGGGACTATCACCCCGGTATATCAACACGGCCGTCATCGCCTCAGTCACCGCTGCGACCACCGTCACCAATCCCACCGTATCTACTACCTGGTAAGCCTCCCTGGCAGGCACACTTCTCCGGTCTCCACTCTCCCTATTCGCCGCTTCCATCCCCGTCCGCAGCAATTCCACCACGTCGCCGATTGCCGGCCGCCCGTCGATCAATTCCCTGGCCACGCCCAGGGCCGATTTATCCAACCGCTTCTCTGCGCTGGCCAGGGCAAAATTCGTAAACAGAATTCTGATCTTCCCGTCAGGCGTCTCGATCACCTGCTCGCCCCTGGCGCCCATTAGCTCCCCACCTCGGCCCAGAATCCATCGATGGTCAGGCTAATACTGATCGTCGCCTCCGCCTGGTCCGGAAACGACTCACTCATAGAATCGATCTTGGCATTCACCGTCTCCTCCACCACACCATCCACCTCACGCGCCACCAGGATCAGCTCCCCATTCCGGTTAGCTGCCCGCAGCGCCAGATAAGCCGCATCCGTTGGCACATATAGCGCATCCAGGCTGATCGATCCGCTGAATCGCCCCGGCAGCACCCTCATGGCCCGCGAGTCTTTACAGGATACGTCAATCGTGTCGCTCGACTCCTCGATCGTCGCATCCCGCTGGCAGCCGACAACCTCATACGTCGGCGCTCCCGCCGTCCCGGTATTCGCCAACAGCAAAAGATCAGTTCCATTCATTCCCATCTGATAACCTCCTACGAACCACTAATATCTTGCATCTTTATGCTCAAACTGATGATCCGCCCATATGCGTCCAATTCATCCGCAACCACAGGCCCGGAACAATCAGAAATCAGCCAGCTAAATCCTGCCACATCCAACTCCTGCCGGTGCAATAATGCCCGCACCCTCTCCGCGATCGCTTCAATTATTACCGCACTCCCGGAAGCCTCATCATAGCACCGCACATCCCGCAGCGCCTCCCGTCCCCGGGTCGTCTTCGTATCGAACGGCGCCTGGCTGATCTCGCCCGCTGTCACGATATACGGCAAATCAGCATCTCCCGGCGCCGGGTCCGTCGTAAAAATCGCCGGCAGCCCCTTATACGTCGCCAGCAACCCCACCAGCGTCGAATCTCCCGCCAACTTATCATAAATTGCCTGCGTCAAACTCATCGTCGCCTTGCCCCCCCTCTCCCTGGGGGAGAGGGGGCTGGGG